CCCCCCAACACCCCCCCCAACACCCCTATGTTATGTTATGTTATGTTATGTTATGTTCTGTTTTGTTATAAATATAAAAAAGAGTGTTTTTAGAAAAAGCGTAAATCCAAAAAACGAAGAAAATATACTGAAACAAGAGTAATGAACAAGTATTCAGGAATATATGTGTATAATCGGCTCTCAGAGCGTATAAACACATTCGTTTTAAAGAGAAAAATAATATATAATTAATTAAATCAAAAAGGAGGTCATCGTGTTTAAGTCGATATTCAGGTACGCAAAAGAAAACGGAGCGGATTATAGAAAGTTGAAAGAAGAAGTTGAAAAAAAGCTCAAGCCCACAATGCTCGGGAATACGAAAGCATACAAAACAGAAGAGTTGGATAAAATCCTTGAAGAGATGAAATAGAAAAAAATGGTCTTTGAAAATTGAATATCAGTTCGCAAACACTCGAGGGAATCTTTAAGTTGTCCGTTTTCGGTCGGACGATCAAGATGAATGATGGTGGGAAAGAGTTAAGGTGAACGAAACCGAGAAAAACAAAAGGAGGCGTTAAAATGAAAATGTCGTTTTCCAGAATTAAAACGTACCAAACTTGCCCGAGGAAGTTTATTAAAGAGCAAGAAACAGAAGGTTTTCATAACGTTTGGATGGAATTTGGGAGCAAAGTTCACGAAGGAATTGAAGCGATGTTGAAATTCCAGCCAGTACCTGTTTTTGATCCGGAAGAATCAGAACTTGCAAAAAGCATGATTAATCAGGCGATAGATTGGGTTGGCTCAAAGCCTGTTCAAACGGAATTGAGGTTTGCTTTGGGGGAGGATTTAGAACCAATCAATTGGGAAGAAGGCGGATTAAGAGGTGTTGTTGATTTGTTAATTGAAGAGGAAGAAGGTTCAGAGATCCTTGATTGGAAAACTGGTCATGTAGCCCCAGATAAAACACAAATTATGATTTATGCTTTAGCAATGAAAAAGATGGGTTATAGAATAACAAAAGCAAGTTATTTTATGCTGAGGTTCAACAGGATAGTTGATTATTTTGTTGATGATTTCGTTTTAAACGAAACGGAAATATGGTTGAGGGAAATGATAAACAAGATCAACAAGGAAAAAAAGTTTCTACCCACCCCAAGTAGAGAATGTATGTATTGTTCTTTCGTTGAAGATTGTCCAGTTTCAAGCGTAGAAAATGTTTTGTCTGATGAAGATGCAAAGAAATTGTTGGATGATATAGAAATATTGAAGCAAAAAGAAAAGAGGAAAACAGAAAAATTGAAAGAATATGTAAAGAGAACCGGAAGGAATTTACTCCATAAAGGAAAAGAATATGGAATAAAATATGACAAAAACGGTCAGCCGTTTTATGGTTTTTTATAGGAGGCAAATTATGGAAAAGTTAGAGAAAAAAATATTGAAAGTTTTAGAAGCTGTTGAGAGAGTCCCGAAAAAAGGCTACAATTCCTTTAACAAGTACAATTATGTGATGGAAGCTGATCTGTTGGATTATATCAGACCTTTGATGGTAAAATATGGAATCATTTTCGGATTCGATGTGGAAGAAATAAAGACAGAGCCTTGTGGAAAAGGGATAATAGCATATGCGAAGTGCCGTTTTTCTCTTGTCAATTCTGAAAACCCAACAGAGAGAGTAGAGTCGGTAGTATGGGGTTCAGGATATGATACACAAGACAAAGGGCTTTATAAAGCATATACAGGCGCAACGAAATACTTTCTGATGAAGTCGAACCTCATATCGACTGGCGATGATCCAGAAAAAGATTATGCAGAAGAATTAAGAGCCTCTTTTAGAGAAGCAAAGCCAAAAAAGAAAAAAGATGATATGATAAGAGATTTACCAAAAGAAGAGCAAGAGAAAATTCTGCAGAAAATAATGGACAAGATAAAAGATAAAACGAAAGAAGAAAAAGAAAAAATAAAGTCAGAAATTTTGATAGCAAATTACGGAGTAGATAAAATAGAAGAATTAACAGTGTCACAAGCAAGAAAATTCTGGAATGAACTTTTAGAGGTGAACTGAGATGTACCGGATAATTCCGGTTAAGATATGGCAATTACCGGATTTTGAAGATTGGACTTTTAAGCAAAAGTCGTTTTATTTCTATCTTGTGACTTGCCATCTCACGAATACAGCAGGCGTGTTTGTTTTAGCGAAGAAACATATGATGGTTGATACATCTATTCCGAGAGATGAGATACAAGAGTTGTTAGATTTTCTCGAAGAATCGGGAGAGATTGTTGTAAATGAAAAAAGAGATGAAGCGTGGATAACACGCTTTATTTCTTTTCAATCATTTTCGGGTTCTGTTATGCAGAAAGTTGAAAAACTTATTATGGAAACAGAGTCAGAAAAAATCATATCAGCGTATAGAGGAGAAGAGATAGAAGAAACAAAAAAAGAAAAAAAGAAAGAATCAAAAAAAGAAGAAGTTAGAAAAGAACCTTCACCAGAACGAAAAATAGCAGAGTTCTTTGAGCCTTCCGAAGCTGGGGCGATGATTGGAACTTTAAAGAAATTCTTGAAAGAAAAATTTGAGGATTTTGTTTCTTATGCTTTCGAAAAGAACATTATGCAACGTGCCAAAAATACCGAAAAACCTATTGCTTATGTTATTGGAGCAATAAAAAAAACAGATTGCATGATAGAGTTTAATAGATGGAGAAGTGAAAGGAGGCAATATGGAGATTAGTTTTTTGAATGATGTAATTTCGTATGAAGGAAAAAGGCACTGGGTATTTATGGTAGACCCTGACGACTTTCAGGACGAAAAGGTAAAAGAAGGAATAGAAATAATTAGAGAAAACATAAAAATGGATGCCACGGAATTAACGTTTTTGGTGTCTCAAAAAACTGGTATAGACTTGATGGAATTAGTTCAAGCGGATGAAATGATTTCGAATCCGCAAATTGTTAAATCGGTAAGCAAAAGAAGGAAAGTTGAAAAAGCCTTGTCAGAAATGCTTCAAAAATTGCAAAAAAAATCTCTCACAAACAAAGAGGTTTCAGAAGATATGATGAAGTGGTCGTTAGAGTTAGCGAATGAAAGAAACTTTGCTTTTAAAGAAATGAGCGAAGTTGGCGAAAATTTGAAAGCAGATTGCAAAAAGGTTTGGAATGGAAAAAATACGGTAGTTCTTCCATTCATGAAAAATCTTGTGGAAGATTTACTTGGAGGCGAATTAATCATACTTGCGGGGAGACCTTCAATGGGGAAAAGTTGTGTTATGTTGAATCAAGCGGTAATTATGGCAAAAGAACATACCCCAGTAGGGTATATCTCTTTAGAGATGAAAGCAGAAAGTCTTTATCAGAGAATCGTACAAAGGCATTATGAGAAGTCTTTAAGAAGAGAAAAGAAGCATTTCACGAAAGAAGAAAGGATAGAACTTGAAGGTTTTATTGATGCGTATAAAGAAATTCCTCTTTATTTTAGTGACTCTTATTCAGCAGATATAGGATCAATGATAGCTGCAATTGAGAGGTTGGTTTTAGTGAAAAAAGTAGGAATAGTTTTTATTGATTATCTCCAACTTATTAGAGGTAATCAAAACAAAAGTAAAAATGAAGAAGTATCTGAAATAACTCGAGCTTTAAAGGTTCTTGCGACGAGGTTGCAAATACCAATAGTTTTAGGTTCTCAGCTTAATAGAATGGTTGAGCAGAGAGAAGATAAAAGACCGCGGTTGTCAGATTTAAGAGATTCAGGAGCAGTTGAACAAGATGCCGATATTGTTATATTTTGTTATCGTGATGGCTATTACAATTACAGAAGCGACGAGGAAGACTTGGATTTAATTGTGAAAAAACAAAGAGATGGACCTCTTGGAACTGGTTATATGCGGATGATTCTGAAAAGACAATTGGTTGTTAGTAAAGAAAATTATGAACTGGAATAAATGGGTGATGGAAATAGGAGAGATTTATGATTCAGTTGGAGAAGAAGAAAGGGAAAAGATTATGGCTGTTACTGAAGTGTTAGAACAAGAAGTTCTTCAAGACAAAGAAAAAATAGCACATGAAGTTTTAGAAATCTGCAAAAAATTCAAGGATGGTGAAAAGAAATGGGAATAGGTTATAACAAAGCAATATTGGTAGGTAGGCTCGTCAGAGATCCCGAAATGAACTATGGAAAGAACGGAACGGCAATCACGAAAATAACGATTGCAATTGACAAGGACTTCAAGCGAAAAGACCAAGCGCAGGCTGAAACAGACTTTATCAGAGTTGTTGGATTCGGTAAAACAGCAGAGTTCATCAGCAACTACTTCCACAAGGGCAGTCTGGTGATGGTTGAAGGGAGAATACAGGTAAGCAAGTATCAGGCGCAAGACGGTTCGACGAGATATTCAACAGATATTATCGCCGAAAATGTCAGGTTTATGGAGACGAAGAAAAGCGCAAGCGAGAATCAGATAAAGAGACCTTACGATAACGATGAGGTCATCACAAACAATGATATGTTTGACGCTCCGTCAGAAGCAAGTGACGACGAAGTACCATTTTAAGGAGATGAGAAAATGAAAAAAATAGAATACAACAGTGAGGTTTATGAGGCAGGAAACGATAACTTTGCAGCATTGAAAAGAGAAATAAGAGCAATGATAGAAAAGCCATTCGGCGAGGTGATAAACGCCATTAAAACCGGAACTGTAAAGATGGTAACTGGAATTGATGTCAGGGGTGTTTATATGACTCCTGATGGTGATTGGGCTTTCATGTATGTTGATAACGGTATAAACTGCCTTGCAATTTGGCGTGATGGGGAACTATACGCTTAACTTTACGATACTGGGCGAATTGCCTGACCTCAACAAGATTATTGCAGCAGCGAAAAAGCATCATATGGTTTACAGCAAACTGAAAGCAGACGCCACGAACATTTGTCGTCTATCATGCCTGAGACTGCCGAGAATCAATTTTAAAATGCACTTGCATATAATTTATCATTGCAAGAATAAACGCAAAGATAAAGACAATATAGCGGTTGCAAAGAAATTTATCCTCGACGGTCTCATCGAGGCAGGCAAGATAAGAAACGACGGATGGAAAGAAGTTGAAGGATGGACGGAAGAATTTCGAGTCGACAAAAACAATCCGAGAATTGAGGTGATAATAAATGATGTCATCAAAACAGATGAAATGGATTCGTGAAAATCTCGGGTATAGCGCGGATAAATTTGCAGAATTACTCGGAGTTGAAGTGGAGAGATACAAAAAAGCTGAAATGCAAGATTGCAAGATTCCGAGAGCTTTTGAAGTGAAAGTGAACAATATCGTTGATGATTCTTGCGGACGCAAAAGGAGGATGAAATGACGGACGAAAAAATGATAGCAATGAGGTTGAATTACTACACAAGAAATATAGATTATTTTATGAACGAAAAAGAAGAACACGAAATGATGCTTGAAAACAGAAAACAAGATGTTAAAATGCTTGAAGGATTGATAGCATACAACGAAGAAATGATAACAAAATATAAGGAGATGTTAAAAAATGACACGACAAGAGATTGATAAGATTTGGGCACAAGCAGTATTACACGCACTGGATTTTGAGAAAATAATGAACGAAAAGGGTTGGGCAAAATCAACACTTGCGAAATATTGCGGTGTTGGGATGCCTAAGATGAATCAGTACCTTGTAGGATTTGAAGGCACTAAAGAGGAGATGGAGAAGATTTTAACAGGCTTGAAAGCGCACGGTGTTATCCACGCTGTCAGAGAAGCAAAGAAGGCAGCAGCAGAAGCAATAGAGGGTCTTGATTACGATTTGGAAATGTATGGAGAAGAAACAGACGGCTTTGAAGGCAATCCGGACAATGTAAAGTTTTCGCCTGAAATTGTTGAGAATACTGAAAAAGAACTTGAACACGAAGAAGTGAATCAGATGGTTGAGGAACACGAGAAAAGAGAAAACATAGAAACACTTATAGCTGATGATGCTTGGGGTAAATACACCGATGATGCAGTCAAAATGAATCTGATTCGTGAGTTTTACTCTTTTAACGCTATAACAGACAGGGCAATCATGGTCAACGTATATCAGCTTGATTTGATCGTGTTTGGCGAACCCCTTACAAGATGGTTGACAGTTACAGCAGATGAGAGAGTGAATATATTCCCTGACAAGGCACTGGCGTTCGCTTATGCAAGAGGCGAACTCATGAGAGATGATCAAGATGAAAACGATAATTGAAACTAATCAGATCATAGCAGCGACAACAGAAAAGATGATAGATGCCCTTGCAAATAAGGGCGTCATCATCTATAAGAACACAAAAGCGGTAGGCATCGACGAAAAAGGGAATTTAACCTTTTATTTGAGTCTGTTAGAGGACACAAAAGACAGGCTATCATCAGAACAGGAGTTTATCGAAAAACTGGAGGAAACGAGATGAGAGAAGAAAACAGTATTGCAAAAACAACAGATGAAATCAAAGAACTACTGATAGAAAAAAACAGAAAGTACGGCGATAACAACCTTTGCGCTCACGGACATATGGGAATAATCATCAGGATGTCAGATAAGATCGCAAGGCTTGAAAATCTAAGCAAAATAGAAGTTGAAGAGGATGACATCAAAGGGTTCGACAAGCGGGAAGCGGCAATGGAAGATGCTTATAAAGACCTTGCCGGATATTGCATTAATGCGCTCAGGCTGATGAGAGATAGAAGAATATGAGCTTGACAGTAGGCATCATCATAGGCGTAGCAGTGTTGATCGGATTGTTCGGTTACTCGGCGTTGATTGTTGGATCAAGAGCAGACGGGGAGGGAAAAGATGGAATACAGGACAGCGAAAGCGAGCGGAAAGAACAATAACAAAATCTGGGAGGTTAAGAATGGCAGACATCAATGATACAGAATATGCTGATAGACTAACACAAGAAGAGATAGAACAACACTTGAAGCAAAAACGCAAGGCATCCGAGATGGTGCTTTGTGTACCCACTCACATGATCAATAAGTACGATGATTTTGAGATGTTAGTTAATTATGAGGGTAAGTTTTTAATAAGAGGATCATCAGACGGCAAATTTGCGGGTGTTGAAACAGACAAACGATACAAACAAGTGATTCCATATTTTGTTTTTGTCAATTCCGATGGAAAGATTTTGACCTACAAAAAGAACAAGTCAAGCTCTGAAACAAGACTGCATGATATGTTCTCAATCGGCATTGGCGGACACGTCAACGATAACGACGGCAACGGTATGAGCGCAGTTAGACAGGCAGCAATCAGGGAATGTCAGGAAGAGATCAGCGTATCACCGGCGATAACAGCCATGAGCAGAAATAATGATGATTATATTCCGATAAACCTGAAAGGCAACGCAGCAGACTATCATATTGGATATTGTCAAGTCGTAACCGGTTGGCATCCTGAAGAGATCAAACTATCCGAAGAGGTTGACAAAATCACATGGCGGACAGTTTCAGAGCTGAAAGAACTGGATCTCGAAGAGTGGAGTGGTTACATTCTTGATATTTTGGAAAAAGACTTTAAGCATTTACTGGAGGTGTAGAATATGCCGAACTGGTGCGAAGGCAGTTTGAGAATAAGAGGAAGAGGAAAAGACATTTATGAATTTTTGACAACTGAGATAACAGCAATAAAAGGTTCTGAAGAATCCAACATCAAAGACATAGATACTATTTATTCGGAGTATGATGATGAAGTGTCTATCGCTTTTTGTTTTAAAGGTGAACACAGATTGTGGCTTAACAATTCAAGAAGAGTTTTTTTTGATGATGGCGAAGTTGAATTACATCCAAACAGCGAAGCGTTAAAGTCAGCAGCATTTGTGATTAAACAAGCGTGGGACATTGAAATAAAGCAATTTGTTTCAGTATCAAAAAAGTATAATCTCGACATGAACATCTCTGCTTTTGAAAAAGGGCAACAGTTCCAACGAGAAATACAAATCAGAAAAGGATTCGTGCAAAAAGATGAAATATTCACTTATGATGACTGGACTTTTGAGTGTCCGTGCCCACTTTTAGGAGGATGAGAAGATGAAGAAATTAACAGCAATAATCTTAATGGTTCTTATAGTAGTAGGTGTAACATTTGCTACCATAAGCGACAGCGAATACAGAAACTTAACAAGGCGACCAGACAGTGTTACTAAGCAATACTGGGACATTGACGGCGAAGTTATTCAATGGTTTGATGCAAGTGATGAGGGTTATGATATGTACAGGATCAACACAAAAATGGAGTCATGGGGATATTCAGGAAATACTGTTCTTGTTGTCATCTTCGATACCTACGACTTCCCAAAGCTGATGGAAGGAGATATTGTACATCTTACAGGGCTGTTATATCGAGGGCCTTATACTTACAACTCAGTGCTTGCGGCGAACATCACGATACCGTGGTTTCAGAACGTCGAGGACTCAGGGGGATTGTTTGAGTGATCAATAATTCTTGGTATAGAGAATTTCTGAAGAAATACATCAAGCGTTTTGATGATGAATGCTATGTAAAAGATTATCTGGATAAATATATAAAAACTAATAAAAGGATATGGGGCATTGGCTTTGATAATGGAGTACACATGGAAGGGAAATACCTATCAGTTTGGTGTTCAGGAGAGGAAAAAGACGGCACAACTTTTCTTACAAAACGTGGCCCTGATTATTTCAAGAAATTCATCAATCAGAAAGACGAGGAGGATGTGATCATATGCCAATCTCCGAAGAGCTGAGAAAGATCAAAGACGACGTTAAGAACGGTATCAAAGAACCAGAAGAATTGGAAATATCATTGACAATTGGAGGGGATTCAGATGACGAAATGGAAAGCAATCCTAAAGAACAAAGACACGGAGACGGAGTACAAAAGAGTCTTAAAAGCACCGAGCAGGCAGGCGGTCATAGACAGGTTGATTGATGACGGGAGTCTTGTGAACAATAAGCTGTTGCGAGTTGAGAGAAAATGATTAAACTCTACAAACAACCAACAATGACGGAGGCTGACCTTTGCGAGATTGCAAGGGTCAGTACAGGCAGAAAATCAAGAGAAGATTACGAGAAAAGAATCAAAGAGTTAAAAGCAGAAAATGAAACTCTCAAAGAACTCCTTGCAGAAACATGGGAAGAGTTGAGGGTTTTAAAACTTGAAAGAAATTACCATCTTTGCTTGACAGCGAGGGATAGATGATGTTGAAAGGTGCAACTGTCAGACGACTTAGAAAAAAGAGAAAATGGAAGCCGTGGCAAGTGGCTGAGAAGCTCGGCATAGGAAAGAAAGAGTATCGGAAGTTGGAAGACCAGATGTGGATTCCTGAGTTTTTGGAGGAGGATATTTTAAAAGTTTTGAAAAAAGGAGAATAAAAATGGCAAATTGGGGCGAACTGTTGAAAAGTTTTGGAGAAATAGTTGGTAGAGATGGTATACAGCCTTTTCAATGCGAAATTGATATAGGAGAATACGAAGAAAATGAGTCAAAAAAAACATTAGATTTAGGTGTTCTTGGGCAGAAATTAAAAGCATATAGAGTGTCACAAGGTATGTCCCAAAAAGACCTCGGAAAGGAAACAGGTATTTCACAAGGCGATATATCGAATTTTGAACGTGGAAAATATTGTGCCAAAGGTCTTAATTTTGAAATACTGAAAAAAATAGCAGGAAAAGAATATGAATGAAAAATTTTTTTTAGAGACTTTATTTGACGAAAGATGTTTGTGTTTCGATTATCAAAAAACAAAAAAGAAAATAAGAGAAAATATGTGGACATACTCTTTTCTTTCCATTTATTCGGGTATAAGTGTTCCGAGATTGAAGCAGATATTGAATGGAAAAATGAATTTGAAACGGAAAGATGCTATAATTCTGAAATATTTAGCAGAAAAAAAATCTCCGCAAAAAATAATATCAGAAGAAAAAAACGTTTCAGGCATAGACCAGAGAACTTTAAGAAGATTTTTCAAAGGAAAAACAATCAAAAACAAGGCTTTTTTTAAAATTTACAAAAAAGGAGTGCAGGTGTTAAAGATGAAGAAGTTATTGCAAAGTTACAAAACGAATTTGTGTAAAGGTTTAGGTTATAGAGTTTCTTTGTTCCTTGAGAACGGGGAGATTTGTTTTGAAAAATCTTCAGGAACTGGTGGTATCGGTAATTCTTTTGTACCATCTGACATAATAAAAGCAGAAGAGGCTTTTGGTGTTGTTGTTGTGGTAGATAAAATCTTTGAAAAGTTAGATCACTTTGAAAAAATAGTGATATTCAACCGCTTTATCAATCATGATTGGGAAAGAGAAGGGGAGTTTTACAAAACAATTTCAAGACAAGAGCTTGCAAAGAAATTCGGATGTACGCAGAAAGATATTTTTGAAATAGAAGAAAGAAGTTTGAGGAAATTAGAAGCGATTGAACACGATCGGTTAGAAAAATTGAAAGATGAGTGTATATGATGTATAATATAGCAGAATCAAAAAACATCTTTGCAACGAATAACAGCAAAAAGACTTGTTTGAAAAAACAGTTGTTTTTGTCTCCTTTTTACCCGTCCTTGTGGCGGGTTTTAATTCAAAAGGAGGAAGAATGAAAAAAATTCCAAAAAAAATAAGAGAAAAAGTTATCAAAAGAGATGCAGGTTTGTGTGTGATTTGTGGAAATAACTTTCAACATATCCATCATATTTACGGAAGAAATTCGTATATCCCAGCATTTTTTGGATTAGAAAATATTAAAGGAAATAACAATGTGGAAAATTTAGTGTGTGTGTGTGCTTTCTGTCATCAAAAGTTGCATTTGAAGAAAAACTCAAACGAAGAAAAAGAGAAACTTTTAGAAAGAAACATAAAAAAAGGAGGCAGTAAATGAAAATTGAATTTGAAGGTTCATTAACAGGGACGAGCGCAGTAGCTTTTGGACAAGATGGTGAAGCCAAAGTCAGAATCGAAATTCCTGAGATTTACCGATCAGAAGCGGTAAAAGTTGCAGGATATGCTCCGAATAAAGTTTTGAAAGTAACAATAGAAATAGAAGAAGAATGACAACAGCGGTCGTCGTCTAACGGTAAGACACCCTTTCCAAAAGGGAGATGGCGGTTCGAATCCGTCCGTCCGCTCCATGACTGTTGCCTTAAAACCAGTAATAAAAAACTAAGGAGAGAAAAAAATGAATGAATTGCTTTGGTTAGTTATGATGCTTGTTAATTTTGCAGGTATCATTTCCCTCTATTATTTGATGGGAAAAAAAGGTTTGTATATCTGGGTAGGATTTGCTATCGTGTTGGCGAATATTCAGGTACTCAAAACTATTGAGTTGTTTGGCTTTACAACGACATTAGGAAATGTCATTTATGGTACAACGTTTTTAGCAACAGACATTATGTCTGAATTATACGGATATAAGGAAGCTAAGAAAGCTGTATGGGTAGGATTTTATACTATGATATTCACCACAGTAATTATGGGACTTTGTCTGTTATTTGTTCCGTCGCCTTATGACATTGGACAGGAGAGCTTGCTAACGATCTTCGGGTTCATGCCACGTATTGCAGCGGGTAGTTTACTTGCTTATTTCTTGTCAAATCACTTCGATGTGTGGGCGTATCACCGTATAAAGAGGAAATATGGAAAGAAGCACCAGATTTGGATTAGAAACAACGGATCCACCATGATATCGCAAGCGATTGATACAGTGGTAGTGACTTCTGTCATGTTTATTGGTGTGTATGAATGGCCTGTATGGTGGTCTGTATTGTTCGCAACCTATATTATGAAGTGGGTTGTTGCAGTAGCAGATACGCCATTTGTCTATTTAGCAAGGCGTATATATGAAAAAAAGGAGGGAAAAAATGAAATTTCAAAAGGAGTATCCACTTGAAAAACTTACCCCGTGGGAAGAAAATCCAAGACAGAATGATGCATCCATTCAAAAACTGGTACAAGCCATTGGTACATTTGGCTTCGTCAATCCCATTATTGCAGATAAGGATGGTATCATCCGTGCCGGTCACGCTCGTTATAAAGCAGCCAAAAAAATTGGATTAAAAGTTGTTCCGGTTTTGTTTGCTGATTTCCAAAACGAGAAAGTTGCGAAAGCATATGCCATCAGTGATAATAAAACTGCTGAATCATCTGGTTGGGATTTGCCGCAGCTGAAATCCATCTTAGAAGAATTGTCCCAATTCGATATTGACTTAAGCATGACGGCTTTCGAACAGCACGAGATCGACAATCTTGTGAAAGAGGTAGATGTTGAGTCATTTTTCGAGGAAGACAACGGCAAAACTTCAGGTAAAGGAAAAGAAGCCAAGACTTTTATTTGCCCCAATTGTGGGGTACAGTTTGAAATATGAAAGTGTATTTAGCCGGTTCTGGGGATGCCCCGTGGAATCGGATGAAATTTTACGACTTTTACAGGTTGGATTCTTTTCTCACTGTTAAAGGTTCGGAGGGCGAGATTCACAAGTTCAAAAGCTATATGTTAGATAGTGGTGCATTTAGTTTTATCATAGGAACAACTTCCGCTTCAAAGGTTGATTGGGAACGTTATGCTAGAGAGTATGCCAATTTTGTCAAATTCAATAACATTCCACTGTATGTAGAGTTAGACCTCGACGAGTATTTAGGATTAGATGAGGTGGAGCGTTTAAGGCGTATTCTTACAAAACAGGTAGGATGGAGTCCGATGCCTGTCTGGCACATTAACAGGGGATATGATTACTGGCTCAAAATGGTAACCGATTATGATTATGTTTGTTTTGGTTCGTTTTTGTCAGAATCATTAGATACTCAAAAATTTATTTACATCAAGCAATTTTTGAATGACGCTGAAAAACGGAATTGTAAGGTTCACGGACTGGGATTTACACGTGGCGATTGGATGCAAAAACTTCCGTTTTATTCTGTTGATTCAAGTTCATGGAGTGCAGGTGTACGGTTTGGACTGTATAGCAAATTTGAAAACGGAAAGATAGTTATGCACAAAAAACCAGCCGGAACACGCATAAAAGATCGCAGAGCTTTGTCCATGCACGATTTTAAAGAATGGCTCAAATTCGCCAATTATGCAGAAAGATACCTGTAAAGTACGTAAGAACACGAATAGATACAGTAACCTCCTTTCAAGTTATAGTATGTGGCGCTACGCTTGTGTAGAACATTAGCGATAGCACCATTTTTTATTATATAATAAAACATCAAAATAAAAGGAGGAGTTATGATGCTTACAAGCAACTATTGGAAAGCGAAACCAATATTAGAGCGAGGTATTAGCGTAGCCGACGGAGTCCCAGCGTTTTTTAGAGGGCCAACTTATTATCCAATCTGCACCCCGTTAGATTTGGTAAAGATGGAGTATGAGCCATTCAAGCCTATTTATATTGAGCGTGTTTTGTCTAAGCTTGACCCCCAAAAAGTTTGGGATGATTTACACAAATTAGTAAAAGGTGAACCGGTTTTACTTTGTTGGGAAAGAAGTCGTGAAAAATGCCACAGGCGTATCTTAGCTGAATGGTTTTGGAAGAACCTTGGAGAAGAAGTCCTTGAATATCCCAACGAGCAAGTCAAAATATTTTAAAGCCCGAAAGGGCTTTTTTTTATGGAGTGATTAGATGGGATTTATAGGGAGTGTACCAAACGAGGCGTTCTATGCCTTTGAACAAATGAAAATAAAAGATTATCACGTAGGCTGTGTTGGAGCTTTCAAAGTGCCCCTTTATCTCGGTGGAACATTTGAAGCCAACGATATATCACTATTAAGTCGATGTTATTCAGCGTTCTTGAATGGAAAGCTTCTTGAATTAGAAATAAAAGAAGAGCGGTTGAAATTTTTACAGCCTTGCCTCGACGGCGTTCAGCAAATGAGCACCGTTTTATTTTTGTTAGAACTGGCGGATTACTGGAACAAAAAACATATTTATGCTCAAACTATGGTTGAGAAGTATCTAAGGTTCTACGAGTTGAAACTCAACAAAGCCACCGACCGTTATTTGTTTGGAACACTGCCACATCGATATTTTGAACAGGATATTTTTGATTTTGTTAAAGAGCGAAATGATGGTAAACCGTTGCTTATGTTCCCACCTACTTACGAAGGGGGATATGAAAAAGCCTTTAAGGTTTTTGAATCATTCTTTGGATTTGAGCAGCCAGAGCATACTATTATTGGCGAAAAAGAGTATCAAGAATTATTTGACATAGTAATCAATCGTGGGAATTACTTCTTTTACACAGATCGCCCTATGGATAAAGGAAAGCTTGTTGCTAAGCTCGCCAAGAAAGGAAAAAAAACGGTTTTTTTATATTCGGATCTTGCTAAAAAGAAAGTTGCTTTTTATCAAAATACCAGCAGCGAACCGATCAAGATGAAGCCAATGACTGATGATGTGGTTTTAGACGGTACAGAAGAAATCAAGTTGTTAGAAATTTCTCAGAACCAGTCTAACTTTATTCAGCAAAAATACCTGTCTTATAACATAGATGTAATCGGTAATCCAACAGTTAATTTGTTAGTTGTTGTCGGAAATTATTATGCAGGTATGATAGGTTTTAATGCTAATTCAAGTATTCCGTTCATGATTATCGATTTAGCACTACCATCAAGATACAAACGGTTGAGTAAATTAGTCATCATGCTTGCATTGTGTAAAGAAGCTCATCGAAAGATTTCTACCACATTCACGTGTCACCCAAAAGAGATTAAAACCACCGTTTTGACAGATAAGCCGGTGTCTATGAAATATCGAGATGTTTGGGAATTAGAGGAAAGAAGCAAAGGAAATCCCAACGGAGAAAATGAATATGAAAAATATGGTCGCTTAAAGTATAGAGGAATTCCAACAGAAGAAACTGCGCAGGAGGTATATCGAAAATGGTTCAAAAAATATGGGAAGATAACGAGGTAGAAATACTGTCAGTACCTGCGGATCAATTCAAATTTCTTAAGAATAACCCCCATTATATGCCAAGAGAAATGTTTAACCGTTTAGTAGAAAACATCAGACGTGACGGCAAATTAACTTCAGTTCCGTTATGTGTCAAAGAAGGAAATGAATATGTTGTTCTAAGTGGAAATCACAGAGTAAGAGCAGGCATTAAAGCAGGGTTAGAAAAGATCGTTGTATTGAATTATAAGAAACATTTAACAGATAGTCAGAAAAAAGCTATTGCTATATCCCACAATTCAATCAATGGGTTTGATGATCCTATGTTGTTGAAGAAAATGTATGACGAGATAGATGATGTGATCGAAAAAGAATATGCAGGAATTGATTTGCAACACGTCAAGGAAATGTTTGAAAAAGTAAGTGTCCGCTCACCGTGGAAATCAGTTAGCGTCAATATGCAAGATATCCATATCTTGTTTATAGAAGATGATAAAGAAATCATGGAAGAACTTATTAAGGAAGCCGAAATAAAACTTGGTGAGGAAGAAGTCTATTGTTTTCCTATGAGCGAATATCAGTCTTTCCTTGAACGCATTGACCATGCGCGGTCATCATTGAATATAAAACACACAGGTCTTGCATTAGTTACGCTCATGCAATTAGGCACAAAATATTTAGAAGGCGAAGTAGATGGCACGACCGAAGAAGAAAATTGATTATTCAATGGTTGAAAAACTCTCTTATATTCACTGTACCCAAGACGAGATCGCTTCTGTTTTAGATGTAAGCACCCGAACACTGCAACGTGACAAAGAGTTTTGTCGCCTTTATAAAAAAGGTTTAGACAAAGGCAGGATGTCCCTTAGACGATATCAGTTCCAAAAAGCAGAAGAAGGAAATGTCACTATGCTTATATGGTTGGGAAAGCAATTCCTTAAGCAAGCCGACAAAACAGATTTGAATACACAGAATAATAGTAAGATAGATGTCAAAAGCACAATTAGCCCTGAAAAGTTGTCTCAAGAAGATGTTGAAACTCTTGCAGAGGAGATAAGAAAAAAAAGAAATGAAGAACTTGAAAATATGTGATTTATCTGGAAAATTGCAAGATGAGATTATAAAGCTTGATTATGAAAGAAATTTTTACAACTTTTTGAGAGATGATGCAAAGGGCGGATGGATAGATGGTAAGCATCTGAGGTTAATAGCTTCTAAGCTACATGATGTTGTTGAAGGAAAGATAAAAAAAATAATATTCACAATGCCACCAAGACATGGCAAGTCGGAGATGATAACGAAAAAGTTTCCGGCTTGGTTTTTATTGCAGAATCCTGATAAAGAAATTATAATATCTTCATATTCTGCTGACTTGGCATTTGACTTTTCAAGAATCGCAAGACAGACATTTGAAGAGCATCAAGGAATGTTTGGGGTGCAACTTGCGGAAGATAACCAGTCAGTGAGAGTATGGGGTATTGAAGGTCATAGAGGTGGCTTGATGGCTGCCGGTGTTGGTGGTCCAATAACAGGACGTGGATTCCACATCGGAATTGTTGACGATCCGTTTAAAAACCGTCAAGAAGCAAACAGTCCTACAATAAGAGAAAAGGTTTGGGACTGGTACAGGTCTGTGTTCAGAACAAGGGCTTATCCAGCTAATTCAGCTATTATAATTGTTATGACCAGATGGCATGAAGATGATTTGATAGGCAGATTGTTAGCTGAACAGCCAGAGGAATGGGAAGTTATTAACCTCCCTGCATACGCAGAACAAAACGACACGATAGGAAGAGAAGAGGGCGAAACTTTATGGCCTGAATGGTTTCCAAAAAAAGACTACGAAAGTATAAAAAAAGATATAGGCAGTTATGAATGGATGGCATTGTACCAGCAAAGACCTACAAGTCAAGGCGGTAATATATTCAAGCAAGAGTGGTTCAACTGGGTTGATAATATTCCAGATGATTTGAGAATATATCAGAACATAGACCTTGCAGCGTCAAGCAAGACAGAATCAGATTACTTCGCATTATTGACTTACGGAATAGATGAAGATTCTAACATCTATCTTTTTGATCTGTATATGGGACATATAGAGTTCCCTCAACAGGTTAAAACCATACAGGAATATTATAATAAATGGAAGCCGATACAAGTTGGAGTTGAAGCGGTTGCTTACCAGAACGCTATGGAACAATATTTGAGAGATAAAACAATGATACCGGTTAGAAAGTTAAAACCGTCAACAGATAAAGTGACAAGAGCATTGAAAATAACACCGCATTTTGAAAATGGCAAAGTTAAAATTTTAAGAACGATTCCGAACAGAGATTTGTTTGAAACGCAATTGCTGCAATTCCCAAACGGAAAGCATGATGATGTTGTTGATGTTGTTAGTTATATCGTTGATATGAATAATACTTCAACATATGCATCGTTAAAGCGAGCCGACATCTACAAAGGAGCGAAAAATGAATACTATTAGACACGAAAGAGGGGTGAACAATGGCAGCGGAAATAGACAAGACAGAATACGCAACGGCACGAGATTTGAATTATAAATACGGAGATGAGTTCTTCTACCCGTCGGACATCAGCGTCAGCACCTATGACGAGATGAAAGAAAGAGACGAAACGATAGCATCGGCTCTTGACATCTTCACAGGTTCAGCTCTCAACATGATTGGCGAATATCAGCACGAGGATGAAGTTATCAAGCAATTTGTAGCAGACCGGTTCAACCTTGAGAATAAGAACGTTCGTTCATCGTTGAAAGAGATCGTGATTGACAGCATCGCATACGGCTTCGGAGTTGCCGAAGAGTTATGGAGCGTTGACAATTTGCAAGTCGGAATTAACCTCAGACGCATCAATCCGGCACCGCCTTTTTATTTGCGATTTGTTGCCAACGAATCAGATGTAACCGGCGTGCGAATATGGTCAACAAAAGGGAAAAAGATAACTATTCCGGCAGACAAGACGCTTATCATCAGAACAGGATCCGGCGTATACGGTGAATCGAAGTTGAGAAGAATTTACCGTCCGTGGAAATTCAAAAAGGAAATGTTCAAGTGGTGGGCAAGAGGATCAGAACGTTATTCAACACCTTTACTCAATGCGATGGTTGGGAACCCGATAGCATTTACAAAAGCGTTTGAAGGTGGATGGAACGAAGCCATTATTGCAATCGGGAAAGATGAAAAGATGGCAGCGTTAAGTCCGGGCTCTGATATGTCTGACAGCTTCATTAAGACGCTTGGCTTCCTCAACAAGATGATTTACCGAGGCTTGTTAGTGCCTCAGTTGATTATGGACTCGTCCGAAACAGGTGCATATGCCATGAGCAAGACGCACATGGAGATGTACAAATCTAATGTGAGAGATGTTGCCATGAGCTTTGTTAATGACTTGGTGGAGCAAGTTGTCAAGCGGATGATTCAGTATCAATTCGGAGAAAAACAAGACTACGGATGGTTTGACATCATCGACACGCCTACTATCGAGGACATGAAAACGTTGTCAGAAGTCATGAGCACACTTACAAATGCCGGTATCTTAGACCCAACGGAGCAATTCATAAGAGATCAATTCCGATTCCCTGAAGGTGACAAGGATTTCATCGAGGCGACAAGGGATGCTGAGTAACTACGCATTCGCAAGGATTCATGACAGGATCAACAACCGGATGTTGCATAGATTACGCAAGCCGTTCAAGCGAATAAGAGAACAATATGCAGACGGGCGGACAATCCCTGACGTGACAAATGATCTGCAAGAAGCGATCTATTCAGCACTTGTGACCGGATTTGTGTTCGGCAAGGGTTCGGTGGTTGTGGATGTTTTGAAGAAAGAAAAAAAGTTCTTAGATGTTGCCGATGCGGAAATCATTCAATTTGCCTTAGGCCAAGACAAAGACATATGGTATTTGATTGCAGGCAAAAGGCTATTCAAGAAAATCATGAGCGAGCCGGATGCCATGGCGGCATACTTCAGCCCGTCGGAGGGGGCGTTGAGTTTCCTCAAGTCTTATTCCTTCGACTTGGCACAAGTGCAGATGCAGAACATATCAGAAGAAGCACAAGAATTGTTCAAAGACACGATGCTTGAAGGGATGAGCAATGAGCAAGCAGCAAAATATTTGAACAGTAAAATCAAGAACCTCACGAATTTAAGAGCCCGTGCAATCGCACGAACAGAGAGCACAAGAGCCTTCAACCTCGGCACTTTGTATGAAAGTCAATCCTCGGCAATCGTCAAAGGTTACCGGTACAATGCAGTCTTAGATTCCTTGACAACAGACATATGCGAGGCACGCAATGGCAAGTATATTCCCAAGACAGAGTTAATGATGTTGGCAACCAACACACCACCGCTTCATGTCAATTGTCGTTCAAGGCTTGAAACGGTATTGGATGATGAGAAAGAGGGGGAATGGATGGAAGCAGGTGGGCTACCTGAAACGAAACAAAGACCGGCTGACATTCAAGCAGTAATGAACTTTTTAAGGAGATGAAAAAATGGCAAAGACTTATAAAAACAATTCAAGCGCACCGGTGGTGGTCGGCGGCAACACCGTAGCAGCCGGCGCGAGTATTAGCCTCAATCATTATGTGCATATAACAGACGTGGACTTGACAGCTGATACAGATCCGACAGACTTGGTACTGGCAACGGGAACGGTAACAAAAAACACCGATGAAACGCAAGTTGTCAGCCTTGACTTGGAGGGAGCTAACAAGGTGGAGGTTCAAGTTGTTTCGGCAGCAGGAAAATGGGAAATCTATTTCAACGACACTTCCAATACAGCCGCAATCGTACCGGCGTCCGGAGCCTTCAACAAAGTTATAGCCTCGAAGTTGCTCAAGAACATGACGCTCAAAGCGAAAGATGACAGCGCAACTTGCTACTACAACGTGATATTAGAGGAGTGATAGCATGCCTTTGATTATTTCAGGAGGTGGCAGTGCCTCAACGGTAACATGGGCAAATGTAATCGGCAAGCCCTCGGAGTATGACGCAGGCAGCATCAAGAGCGTAACGGTAGATGACACAGACAAAGCGAACGAAAAAGTATTGCAATACAATTCAACCTCCGGCAATCTTGAATATGTTGCAATGTCAGCCGGCTCAGGAGATATTGTGACTTATGAAAACTTAAACACGAACGGAGATGTTGGTACAGGTTCAGCACAAGTAGCAGCAGGTGACCATAACCACACCGGCACATACGAACCCGTTTTGAATGCTAATCAAAAACGAACCATAACAGTCGGGACCGACGACCCGACAGGCGGCTCAGACGGTGATATTTACATTAAGTACACCGCATAAGGAGTGATTGAATGACAATATATACAAGATACAAAGAATTAGGAATAAGCGACAAAGAGAAGTTTACAGACGAAGAGTTTGCAGCGATGCCTGATATTTCTATTCTTTACCCAATGTGGAAAACATACAACGTATTGACCAGTCAGAAAGCATCAGCAGAAGGTAGCTTGGCATCAGCACAGGCAAGGAATGCAAATTTACCTGATAACTCAGAACGAATAACGGAGTTGCAGTCCTATATTGATGCAATAGACGGTGGGACATTGCTTGAACAGATACAGCTCAAAGATACAAGAGCAGCATATGTTAGCGAAAAAGAACAGCTTGAAGCTGAACAGGAAGCGACTGATTTAACACCGATACAGGATGAGATAGCAACATTGACAACTCAGGTTGCTGATAAGGTTTCTGAGATAACAACGGAATGCAACAGGCTTGGAATTGAGGTGATTATTAATGGCTAAAACAATAGACACGGCAGCAAGCGTGACAGTATCAACAGATGGAACGCTAACAGCTGAAGAATTTTGGGTTCAAAGCACGGGGCTTGTGGATTGTTCAGCAAAACATGGCATGGTTGTAGAATTAAAAGCAACATTTGCAGATAACGCAGCGGTTGCGGGCGACTTAACATTTTACATTGTCCGCTCTAACGACGGTGGCACAGATATTTCAAGTAGCTCTCAGGCTGTGCCGATAGCAGTGATGACGCCTGTACAGAATACAACGGTGAAAGATGTTGTTACTATTCCGCTTGAATTTGATGATGATGTGGGCTTTGCTGTTCAAAACTCAGATGAGACTTACAGCGTAACAAATGTTACTATCTCTTACAGAACGGTAACCCTTTAAGGGGTGGTGTCATGCGACACAAATTATATTTAGACGACTACACCCAAGTTGGCAAAAACAGGATAACGTTACCGCCGGCTTTGACTGATTACTACGGCAACACAGCTACTGCTTATGTCAACGGTAGGCAGGTGGAGAGTCAAACTGGTGGTTATGCGTTGAGTTTTGATGGGGTGAATGATTATGCGACAGTGCCAGAGTCAACTTCTTATTCAGAAAGAACTATTGCTTTATGGGCGTATTTAGACCAAGAAGCACACACAGACGACCTTAGATGGTTGTTATCGCCATCAGGATGTTCAGACGATTATGCTTGTGGTTCTATCGGGATTCATAGAAGCTCAAACGATAGTCTTATTCTTGGCTATGCTGGCGGTAATTACGGCAACGTAACAGCATTTTCAACAAGCAGTTTCCCGTTAAAAAAGAGGGTTCACATTGCACTGGCGTGGAAAAACTATGATTCCGTGCAACTTTATATCAACGGAGTATTAGAGTCTGAGATTACAACTAATAATTATTTTTTTGACCATGACCAAACAGGATATAGAATAG